TATCCACAGGTTATTTGGATTATCTGTAGTCACAAAGTTTGCAAGTAGAAAATTAACAATCTCTTCATCAGAGTATTTTCTAGATGTTTTCTCGAACCAATACTTATCTTTCCTTTTATTAAATGATGCCATAGTTGCACGAGATTTACCACCATATCGAAAAAAGTCATACTTACGGTTTGTAAAATGACTTTTCATTGATAGGTACGACTGATAGGTTTCAAATGGAGTCACTTTCATCATCTTCCTCTTCACTATCTAATTCTGTAATTGAGTCCACAGGTACTTCTGCTTCTCCGATTCGATACCAATGTTGGTCAACACCAATACTATCAGGTCTGACACCTAAGTATTGTAAGTCACGGAAAGTATGCTCACGAAGCATCGCTTGCAATCTCCAATGAATTAATTCTGATTTTTTCATTATAAAGGCAGTTTAGCTCTTGATGTAGGTTTCATAAAATTAAGACGGGTTGCATCCCATTTTAATCTTTCTTTTAAAGGTTTGGATATTAACTTCGATACTGATTCTACCTCAATATTGTTAGTTTCGCAATAGTAACAGATTGCATCAATATAATTGAAGTCTTCTTCCTCTGCAACAATCTTTTCGATTTCCATTGCAAATTTAGAGGGTGTCAAGAATTTATTCTCGATTGCCTGTTCTAGTTCTTTATTTGGTTCCATAGAGTTCCAGTTTATCTTGAATAAATTTGTTAATGTATTCTCCGAGGAGTTTGATATACTTTGCTTTGTTGTATTCTTCATAGACGATGCATTCTCCATTTTCACAGGACATAATGATTACTAATTTTTTAACAGATATACCCGTTAATTCATATAACATACAACCGTATGCCATACACTGGACAAAGTAATGTTCTATCCAGTCTCTTGGTTTTGGTTTTTTAGAAGTCTTAAAATCTATTATCGCTAACTCGTCCTCGTATTCTGCAATACAATCGACTGTTCCAGCAATTCCTAGTTGCCTACTGTAGAGAGAACCCTCTAAAGCGTAAATATTATTTATATTACCAATTTTTTGCTTCGCTACATTGAATAAAAAATTAGATATTGGAGGAACTTTTGGAAGTTTCTCATCATTCAATAAATGATGCTCAGTTAGTGTATGAAAGTCAGTGCCACGGGTGGTCGCTGCCTTTGTAATTCGGTTTGCTTCTTCATCACCTACTCTCTTTCGCCAATTAACAAAAATTTCTTTGTTAAAATGACTTGTAACAGATGTAATTGAAACTAATTTAATTAATTCATCTTCATCAGGCACAGAGTAATATCGAACACCGTCAATAGTTTCTCTTGAAAGTTTAGGAAGATTCAGTTCTACATGATTAAACATTAAAGACCAATTTCAAGTTTTGCAATAATATACTCTTTGACAAGTCCAGAACGAACTATATCATCAATACCATACTCTATTATATCAAAAGATGGCATTTTACGCAAGATGTTGAGAAAATCGTGTATGCCATTCCTGTCATTTGTTTTAACCAAATCAGATTGACTTGCATCACCACAAAAAATAATTCGACTATTTTCACCAATACGAGTAATAATTGAATCTAATTCATGAAAATTAAGATTCTGAAATTCATCTACTATTACGATTGCATTATCTAAAGTAGTTCCTCTAATAAAGGATGTACTCCAGAATTTAATTGTTTCTTGTGCTTTTAAATTACCATATAACATTTCAAAGTCAGCATCAGTTGGCATTTGAAACATATATTTTACCATATTTTTATATGGTATTTGGTAAATATCTGCTTTGTCCTCATGATCACCTGGTAAAAAACCGATCTCACGAGTTGATACTAAAGAACGCACAAGATAGATTCTTTCGTATGGTGTTGTTTCATCTAATACATCAGCAAGAGCATTATATAAGGAAATAAATGTTTTTCCTGTTCCCGCTGTGCCATATGCAACTAGATGTTTTCCCTCTGCATATGAATCAAAAAGTTTCTTTTGATTATCAGTGATAGGTTCAATATCAAGAAGGTAAGTATTTCCAATCGGTTTCTTACGTTTCATTTGTTTCGTAGTTAAACCGATACCTATGGGTTGATCCCCATTAGTCTTCTTTTTTCTTGGCATTTGATTAAAGTGACTTTACTCTAGAACCTGGTGATTTTGCTGCCTTTTTTAGGACATCATTCCAACCTGGTTTACTCTTTCTTAACTTATCTTTCCATTCTCCGACTTCACCAACACCTGGCATAGTTGAAGGATCAGAATAGTCCCTTAACCAATCAGGATTGTCTTTGCACCACTGATCCCACTCTGTGATGCTCATCATCACTTCTTTTTGTTCACCAGTTTTTGTATTTACTACAGGATATGTTGCCATAATATTATAAAGTAGTATAGTTATTTAGACCCATTCCAGAGCCTCGGATACAGTTGGAAACTGTTCGGTAAATATGGACTTACAAGAATTTGCAATATCCATATGTTCTTTTTGTGTTCCATGTCCAGAACGGAGATCAATATAATGTACCCAAGAACGAACACTACCCGACATATAAATGCGAGTAGGTGTTGCTAATGGAAGAACAAATCTAGCACACTCTTTTGCAATACCCTCTCTAAGTAATTCGTTATATAAATCCATTCCTTCATTAAAATATTGTCTAATTCTTTCTTGTAAAAATTTAGTTTGCTTTTCTGGTATGTCATCAATACTATTCTGACGATTTTTTGTATCTTGTCTTCTTAAATCAGGTAAAGGAATATTGACATCTAGTAAATTTGTATCAGCGTATCTCTGACTAAACTCTTGAAATGTAAAAGAGCGATGTCTTAAAATCTGTGCAGCAAGTCCCCTTGTAGTATTAATTTCAAGAGTCATAAATGCTTGCTCAAAAATCGACCAATGTTGATGTTTGATACAGTATCTTAATAGACCTGCATAATTTTCATTGTCCTGATTATTTGGATTGCTTACACGAGCACAATATGCCATGTGCTTTTCAGCATCGGGAGATACACTTACTAGAGATACGTTCATTTAAATCCTTTAGATGTTTTTTCTTCAATTATTGCTAATTCATTCTTAGCAGTTTTTAATTGCTCTTTGATCATTTTAAGTTTATCTTCATCATAAAGTTCTCTTTTCTTCAAAAGTCTCTCAAGTAACTTAATTAATCTTTTTGCTCTACTAGTCTCGTTCATTCATCATCCTCAAAAATCTCATCATATCCCAAATCATGAGGTTTTGACCTTTTTACTTCTTCATAAGTATCTATCGTCAAATATGCATCAGTATCAGATAACACTTCTGCCTTTATATTGTCCACAACCAATTCAAGTTGTCGAACTAGTAATTTAAGTTTTTCTCTGTCCATTACTTTTTGAAATATTTTTGAATTATGTCTATTTGATCCTGATATTTCGCAATCATGTCTAATTCACCCTCTATCGCCTCTACAATATTTGAGTGTTCTCCAATACCAACGGGATTAGCCAAATAAACCTCAACATTTGCTACATGTTTTTGAATGTCCCCTTGTGCATGAGCAAGAAGTGCTTTGATTAACTGTTCTCGCATAATTCTTTGTATTTCTACTAATTATAACATAAAAAAAGAAGGGGTACAACCCCTTCGTTTTATTTTCCATATAGAAACTTAACTTCAGCAGTTATGATTGTGAGAAAGATAGCGGATGCTATACATATCTCTAATGTTTCAATCACTTAAGACTTGTAAGTTCTTTTTCTTGTCTTACACCACGGTAAGTTAAATCGACCTTGTTAGTCTGCTTTGTTTTGTTCCTGTCAGTGTCATATACGACACCACGGTATGTGACTTGTGCCATTTGGTTTGCTCCTAAAGTAGTTGGATTTTTAAATCCGTTCCTTCAGTCGGCTTTTGCGTCCTCAAAACATACTGGATCAGTATGCTCCACAATCACTCTAACCATATGTAACCTATCAGGATCATATGATTTGATAGTTGATAGCAACTCATTGGCATCTGCACAATTAAGTGGAGCACCGAGTAATACTAATTTCATTAAAATGTTGTACATGAGGATGAACGAACCCGTTCCGAGTCGGCTTACTTGCGTCCAATAATATAAGCATCACAATCATCTGACACCTTAGTTCTCAAGTAATCTATAAGATACTCGTGAGCATCAGAGTTAAGATTCTTATCACTAAGTATCTCAATTCTGTTTTGGTTCCATTCAGAACAAGACATTTCCCAATGAGAAGCGTTGTGTTCAGTAAGGAGTGATGCCAGTAGTGTGAGTTCTATCATTTGGATGAACGTAAAGGTATGTTAGCATACCCACACTATATAGTCAAGCAGTTATGTATTTTCTGTTACAGTTTTATCTTCTTTTAACAAATTAGTTACAGTTTTCTCTGTCCCGTTCATCATTCTAACTTCGTAGATAGAAGACTTCATATATTTCTTAAGTTTCTTATATTGTTTTTTAATTGGACCCAACTCATCTAGATCTAGATTGATGTTTA